TGCTTCTCGAAAGTCGTCGCATGCAGGACCTATAGGTGCTTTCATAGAGTCTGTTAAAAATTTTTTATCACCCGTAACTCTAAAGTCTTTAAAAGCTTCGTTGTCGAAATCAACAATTTTGTGACCTTCATAAGTGAAAGATTTTTTTCCAATATCAGTTCTGTATTTAGCAAAATCTTCAGTAGACATACCAACACTATCACCCTTATCATCTATTAAATAAATTTTGGTAGGCATATACATAAGGTTATCATCCCAATCAAAGGCATAATACTTCATTGTTGGTTTTAATTCATCCTGAATGATTTCAGATATAATATTTTTAACAATTTTTTTATAATCCATATTAATAAATACTTTATAAAAATAAAAGGGGGTACATACGACCCCCCCTTTTTTAATTTTAATATATATTATATATTTTCAAAAGATGCTCCAGTAGGAGTAATATAAAATGTAATATCAATAAATTCTAAAGATTTAGTAGGTTTGATATATATTTTTCCTGTCATTTGATTTTTATCTAAATCTTGAGGGTCACTTGAAACTGTAACTCTAAAATCATAAAGACCTCTGTCTCTTCTAATTGAATCTAAAATTGGATTAACAGCATTTAAAAAATCTTGTCTTACTTGTGCGTCGTTTTGTTCGAACAATAATCTTACAGACACCGCAGAAATCAATTTACGAGCTTGAAGTAACAATCTTCTTACGTTTATTCTGTCAAGAGCAGATTCTCTTATTTGTAAAGTTTTATTACCCCAAATTACAGTGCCTATATCGGTAAAAGTTGCAATTGGATTAATTCTACCTGTATAAAGAATATCTCTATCTTCTTGAGTTAATTTTTTACGAGCTTTGATTCCGTTTACAATACCACGAGTATAACCAGCGGCTGCAAACCAAGGAAACGCGATATTATCAGTCAATGCTAAATTTCTTGTTACTTCAGCAGTAGGAGGAATATAAATTTGAGTATTATTAACCGTATCTCTTGTAAGAACCCAAGGGTAATAAGTTGCAGTATAGTTAGAATCAATACCAGTGTCTTCAAGTATGTTAACAGCTTCCTGCGGATAAATTAAACCATCAACACCTGTTGTAGTAGGTAAAAATAAATTGTAATCAGGACAAGTTGTTATATAAAGTGAATCGGCTCTATTAAATTCAATCATATTGATTGCTCTTTCCACCAAACTGTTATTATTTAATAAATCAATACCAGGGGTTACAAATACGTTTATGTTTACAGATTCAGGATTTGCAAATGTTTGTTGACCAAGTAAATAAGCGTAAAAATCAGTTGTTGCATAATCTTGAGTACCGTCACCTATTGCAATTTGTTTGAATGACCCCCAACCTGTTGCGTTAGGATATCTGTTATCTGGACAAGCCCCTAATAAATAACCATTTCTACCCAATTCAAATCTATCAGAATTAGTTCTATATTCTCTATAGATATCCCATCCGTCAAAACCTCCTTGTACTAAAAAAGTGTATTTACGAGAAAATAATCTATAATAATCATTAGTTGGTAATTGAGGTTCTTGGTCAAACGTTGAACTACCACAAATAAATCTTGGAGTTCCGCTTGTTGAAAAACCACTTCCAATTGTAATTCCAGATGCGTTTTTATCCATATGAAATCCTGAAGATCTGTAGTTCCAATCCATAGCTTCAACGTCACAAGTATTATTTGTATTTTGTTTACCTACATATTCAAAATAATTAGGATCCCAACCATAAAAGTTACCTATTCCTAAAAAAGTTCTTCTTATGTTGTCTCCTGAACTTACAATAAAATCATCAACTCCTGTAGTTAATCCAAAAGGAGGATTCCAAATAACTTCACCTGGAAAATTATATTTTGATTTTATAATAGGATATGGTGGTTTTGCTCCTTGATATAATCTAAAGTTATAACCATTGAACCCACAAGGAAGAGCGTCTATTGGAGCATCTTCACTTATTTCTACCATTATGTATTTTGAATTTAAAGTGTATTCACCATCTAAAGTACCAATCTTTACACCAATAAAGTTATTTTGATTTGGATCCATTGAACAGTTTGTAAATTTTTCTAAAATAACAGGGTTTGAATCTGTATCGTAATAATCTCTCACTAAAACTGTAAAGCTTGAATTTGCAAATGAAATATCTGAAATAGAAATTTTTAATAATGTGTTAGCACCATCTCCATCAGAAATAGTATAAACTTTAAATAAATCAAAAACTTTAGTACCTCTAAGTTCAGATACTACCCAAGGAGAACTTGGTGTTTGATACTTATCTAAATACCATCCTATCGAATGAATGTCTCCGCTTTGAGCAGAATTCAATCTAATCAAATTTGGATTGAGTCCCCTAATGTATCCTTTTTTCCATCCATAATTTAAGAAAGATTGAAATCGTTCTTCACAAAATAGAGGAACTTCTAATCTAGGTTTTTGAAAGTTTGTCAGTCCAAAAACTTTTGTGATATAACTTGGGTCGTTTTGTGAAAATGAAGTTTCAAAAGTATATTGTTGACCAAATCTATTTGTACAATTAACTGCAAATTTTTCATAAGGATTTTTCAAAACCGACAAATATTGACCAGTCATATCCAAATTAACATTTGTTAATCCAGTAACTTCGAAAGTTGGATTTTGTGAATTTGTATAATAAGCAATACCTCTAGATCTTAAAGTACCAACAACAACATCATCAAATTGTGTGTAAGAAGTTCCTGTATAATAGTATAATTTGATGTGTAATTCACCTGAATAACATTTAGTGACAACAGGAGATGGTGTTGGTGTTGGATTAATGTGTGGTGAAGGGGTTATACAAGGATTTTGTGATGAAGGGGTTGGTGTTGGTGTTGAAGAAGATAAAGGTGTTGATGTTGGTGTAGGATACAAATTTTGTAAATTTTGAACTATGGAAAAAAATGAAAATCCTGTATATCCATTACCAGTTGGTTCATGTTCAAATTGTGAATAATACCAAGGATCGTTAAATCCTGAACATAAAGTATTTGCACTAAATCCAATGTTTGGAACACCATATACATTTGTAGATGCACTAAATATTGTATCTAAAGTTGCATAATCATTATCTTCGATTGATCCAAAATAATATATAGTATTGTCTTCAGCCATAAAAGGAAATTGATCAGTAATTACCTCAAAAACTAGATCTTGAAGTTCAGTACCTATTGTTGAAACACTATTATTAGCGCTTGTATAATTTACATTAAGTATGTTACTTAATTCCCAAGGAAAAGTTCCTTGAAACTCAACTGTTGTCACTGAATTAGTGCATGCAGTAAAAGGAATTATTACTGTTTCTGTTTTTGCTGATAAACACACAGGAATACAATCTATAGTAGCTCCCGATAAACACCATACATCAATTGTTGAACAATCAACATTTGCTGTTGTTGTTATAGACCAAGAAGGTCCAGCATCATATCCAGATAAACCTAAAACTCTAGTAACGAATAGTTGATTTGATTGTTGTAAATAAGCTCTAGCAATATAACCAGCTTCGTATTTTGGTATTTGAGTGTTAATAAATTTCTCAGGAGATACACCACCAAAATAAGTTGTAAATTCATCGTAGTTAGTTATGAAAATAGGTTCAAAAGCAGGACCAATAATAGTTTCACCAACAATACCAAGAGTAGTTACACCTACACTTTGAGCGACAAAACTTAAATCAACTTCAGACGTGTAAACACCTGGTGAAACAAAAACTTTACTATTTGTAGCCATAATAATTATTTAATTTTTTTTTATTTTTTATTATAAATATTTGTATTTTTAGTAAAAACTTTACTTGATAAAAAGTATTTATATTTTAGTAAGAATTTTTTCTTCCTTTATTCTGCCAACAAAAAATATGAAAAAAGAAAACAAAAAAATAAAAAATCTTAAAATAGATTCAGATGTCCATGATGTTTTAAAAAAATATTGTGACAAAAGAGGAATAAAAATGTATAAATTTTTAGAATCTTTAATTTTAGAAAAATGTAAAGACAAAAAAGATATTTATGGAGAAAATTAAATTAAATTTTCGATAAATATGATATTTGAAAAAGTTGTTCCAGTTGTAGGTGTTATTACAACTTGAAATTCATCACCATTATTAATTTGAACTTTTTCTTGATCTGTACCATAAAAAAGGTTATTAATAAAAATATCATATGAAACTACGTTTTTTGTATCAAGTAAATTTAAATCACAAGTATAGTCAAAGATTGTTGAAGCGGACAAGTTAGAATTTATAAAATCAAATTTAGTTTCTCTTGGCGTATTTGGAACAACTCTTTTTGGTTTATTTTTTTTGTTTTTAAAATCAGTTTCAATTATTGTAAAAGTTCTTGAGATTGCAGGAGTTACTTCAAAATCATTTTCATCCATCAAAAACCCCATCATTGTAAAATCGTATTTCTGTATGTAGTATTTCCTTTTATCAGTATCCATTACAGACTCGTCAGTAACACTATCATTAATAATCGGAATGTAATGTCCTTTAACAACTTGATATGCTTGTCTTGAAGCAAAAGTTTGATTAACAATTTGATTAAATTTATTTATTTCTCTCATTCTATTACAAACTATTGCTACAGTATATTTTATATCAACAGGAACAGGTTGAGGAATTTTGTATATGTCCATACCATGTCTTTGACCATCCCAAGTTGGTACTTTCATATAATAATACGTCCTTCTATTTGGTATGTTATACATTACTGCAGGATTGTTTCCATATTTAACTTCTGGAGTTCTTATTATTGTAATGAAAGGAGGTTCAACATTTTTATCTATATTTTGAAAATCCCATGTTTCAACAAATTGAGACCAATTTTGAGATGATATTAAAATATCAACAACAGAAATTTTATTTCCTTCAACAATAGTTTCTAATGATTCTTTAACAAAATCTAAAAAACCCTTATCTAAATCTGCATGTAATAATGATTTTGGTAAAAAAGTACCATCTTCTGATATCATATCTGCAATTTCATGCCTTCTCTCCAACAAAATTTTAGATTGTGTTATTGGTAAATAAGGTTTAACTTTTTTCTTTGGTAATGCCATTTTTAAATTGCTCTAAATTCATTAGGACCAACGTAAGAACATAAAATAGTCCTATAAAAAGGTTTATATCCTTTATAAGTATGTTTTAAATCAGAATAAACACGACCGTCATCAACAACAGTATAATACCTAACAAAATTTTCAGAATCATAATAACCAATGTAATCACCATATTCTATGTTTATTTCTAAATCTTCTAAAGTTTTTAAATATACAGATATTGTGATATTACCAGGTTCATTTTGTTGGATTTTTGACGATCCTATTTTCAATGATGATGGGGTTGCAATATTAACATAAGCATTAAATTCTATTGGTGGCAAAAATTTTATACCATCTACTAAAGCTTCACCGTATACATCATCTATTTTGGTTTTGTTTTTGTCAACACGATATAAAACACAAGTAAAATTCATATCTCCAATCAACCATTCTTGACCCATTTCTATTTCTAAATTGAAATCTCGGTCGCCAAAAAATTTACCAAGCCTTGTTACAGGTACACTACTTTTCATAAAGTTATTTTATTGATAAATATTTATTTTATTATTATTTTTAATAAAAGATAAAATTTGGAAAGTCCATCTTTATTATTTGAACAAAAAGCTTTAGATGTTTTAACCACTTATAGTGGTGCAAATAATTATATTTTACATTTAAAACAAAAAAAAGAATCATCAAAAAAATTTTTTCTTACAAGATCTCAAGCAGATTATATTTTATCTTATTTTGAAACATCACCAAAAGTTGCAAGAAAATGGGTAGAATTGGATAGTTATTTTGCTAAGAAATTTGCAAAAGAAAAATATTTTATAGAAACTCCTAAAGAAATTTATATAGAAAAATTATTAGTAGAAAAAGAAAAATCTTATCACGTTTGGGCTAAATTTTTTGAAAAGGATAACTTATCAGAGTTTTGGATTCCAAAATCAGCAATTATAAAAACACATAATATAAAAAGTGTTTCTGTCGATTATTCAAAATATTTACATAGACCTCCATTAGATCATCAAAAAGTAGCAATCGAAAAACTAGCTGGGTCTAAAAGATTTATTTTGGCAGATGATATGGGTTTAGGAAAAACTACATCAACAATTATTGCTGCTCTTGAGACTGAAGCCAAAAAAATATTAATTGTTTGTCCTGCGTCTTTAAAAATAAATTGGCAAAGAGAAATTGAAAATTATTCTAATAGACCTGTTTTTATTGCAGAAGGAAAAAAATTTTCAACCGACCATGATTTTGTAATAATAAATTATGACATTTTAAAAAACTTTCATGATACAAAAGAAAAAGAAAATT